AGGGATGGAGATAGAGTTTTATATTCATCAGAATCTGATGCACACTTAGGTCCTGATTTTTATAACGATCAAATTTTGTATATCAAAACTTTTTCTGAGGATATTATCTCTTTTTCAAAAACAAAAGATGATGTTAGTTCAAACAATATTCTTAACATTACTGAATCTAATAATAATATTCAATTTTATAATATTGAACATATAAATCCTAAAATAATAGCAATAAAAGGATCAAAAATAAAAATAACTGAAACTTCTTCAATCGGTATTGATTTGAATTTTTATTCTGGAAATCCCGTACCAATAAATTACTTAGATACATCACAATTTATCTTTGATGATGACTCGATAACTATAGACACAAATAAAATACCTTCAGAAATATTCATATTTGGTATAATTAATGGTAATCCTATTACAGATGGAAGTGGAGAGGATACGTCTATAAAAGTTATTGATAGTGTTTATGAAAATTTTTACCCTGTAACTGGTATATCCAGTACTAAGAAATTTAATATTGAATTATATGATGACCCTACAAATTTATTATACAATGCATCTAATTCCAATCCAACATATACAACCACATCTAAGACTGCAAAGGGTTCGATTGATAAAGTTAGAATAATTAATTCTGGATCATCTTTTGATTATCCTTTAGGAATTGCCAGCATAACTTCTTCAACTGGATCTGATGCATATTTTGGATATGAACTGGAAAAAAGTATTAATGGTGATGATGATCTTATTACCATTAATACGATTTATAATTTTTCTTCAGATCAAACATATAGGTTTAATGTAGATTCTCCATCTATAGTTTCTGTTAGATTTAATAATAAATTGATTGGAGTTGCAGTTACTGATTCTGGAAAAAATTATATTTTACCACCAAAAGTTCAAATATTAGATAATCCCGAAATTTTTCTATTATCTGAATTAAACGGAAATAGTGTTAATTCAGTAGAAGTAATAACAAAAGATAATGGAGTTTTAACTGATGATTTAGTCATATTTGCGGATTTCCATACTAACGGAATCGAAGTACTCAATGTAACGGTGGAAGTAGATAATCAAACTGTAAATTTATTTTTAAAGGAACCTAACAATGGATTTACAGAATTTCCATTTGAAGTGGGTGATAAAATCTATGTCGAGGGTATAAAAAATACTGATATTGATGCAAGTGGATTCAATTCAAAAGATTACAATTTTTCCCCATTTACAATTCTTTCGACTAATCCTATTCAGGGAGCTTCAAGAGTTACATATAAAATCAGTGAAGCTGGAGGAACTAGTGCCACTGCTGGAACATTTGATAGTTTGCCGTCTTTTGGTAGAGTAATCAAATTAGATGATTTAGTTAAATTTGATGCAATATTAGATACTTCCAATTATACTCCAGGTGAAAATGTATTTACTGTAAATGGTTATAATGCTGTAATAGATGATAATGGATGGAACCCAAAAAATAAAACTCTTTCTCTTAGAAACCAAACTGGAACATTACGTATAGATGATATATTAATTGGATCTTCTAGTGGAGCTAAATCCATAGTTGGTCAGATTGTAAATCAGGATTCACATTTACTCAGAGGTTCTTCAACCCAATCTATTTTAGAATTAGACTCCAGTTTTAGTGAATTAAACTTGGATACACAAGTTATATCTGATAATTTTTATTATCAACCATTTTCTTATGATATTGCTTCTGGTGTTTCATTGGATAAATGGGAATCTACTATAGAAAGTTTGAATCATATATCCGGATTTGAAAAATTTGCATCTTTTGTAGTACTTAACGAAGTTGAGACCCAAATAAATTCTAATGACAGTGATATTACTTCTTCAATAATTATAGAAAATAAATCTATGAATCTTGAAGAAGTTTATGGTTTTGATTATGTTACTGAAAATACTAAAGATTTTGTAGATTTTTCCTTTTCCGATCAAATAAATTTTGAAACTAAACAATTAACTGATTCCATCTCGGCATTAACTAATAAAGCAATTTTCTTAGATGATATTTCAGATCAATTTACTGCTGTATATGATGGTAGTAATGGTGGAAATATTGTTGGATTGAGTTCATTCAAATTAACTACAAGTGAAAGTGGTGCGGATAAAGTTTCAATATTTGTGAAAACTTTTGATAGTTCTGATTCATCTGTTGTAGATATCGATACTGATACACTTAATATCCCTCACCATAACTTTACTAATGGAGAAATTGTTACATATTCTGCAGTAGGTGAAGATAGAATATCTATATTTGAAACAGATAGAGTTATTGGTGGCATTTCTACAACTAAATTACCTTCACAAGTAGCAATTTCTTTTGATGACATTAACAATATTAGACTTGCAGGAACTAGTGCAGACGCATTAAATGGTAATTTTTTCGATATTACTGCAGTTGGTACTGGTATACAAAAATTTGTATCTACAAATCAAAATACTAGATGTTTGATTACAATTGATGGCATAATTCAAACCCCATTATCATTTTCAGACGTAAATGTAGGACTTGCAGAGAGTGTTGGTATAGGAAGCACCACTATTAAACTAGTTGGAATAACTTCAATTTTTACTAATTCGTTAATACAAATTGAAGAAGAGATTATTAGGGTAGATTCTGTTGGATTTGGTTCTACAAACGTTATGTCTGTAGATCGAGGGTTTATGGGGTCTGTTGCTGTAGCACATACTGTAGGTGCTTCTATGACCGTTAGAGAGGGTCAATATATCATTAGAGATGATGTAATTCATTTTGCGTCTCCACCCCAGAGTGGACTTTCTTCATCATTTACTCCCGAGAATACTGGGATTAATTCTTCTTTCTATATGGGAATGAAGTTTCATGGAAGAATATTTAATAGAGCAAGTGCTGATGAAAATTATGTTTTTGATGATATATCTTATCAATTTGATGGTTCGGAGAATAAGTTTGAGTTAACCTCCAATAAACAATCTGTTGAGGATATATTTTCTGATAACGTTGGATTATTAACGGGAACTGATGTTAGTAGTGGCGTTATTTTAATAAACAATGTTTTTCAAGTTCCTGGAATTGATTACGATATAATACAAAATGTTGGAGTTGGTGCATCAGTTGTGTTTACTGGTACTAATGATGAAACAATACCTTCTGGAGGATCAATTTTATCCTATAAAATTGAAAGAGGTTATGGATATCAAGAATTAACAAGAGCATCGGGATCTATTGGTTTTGGACAAGTTGTTGGGGGACAAATTACCGGCATAACCCTAACCGAGAGAGGTAGTGGATATAGAGGAGATCAATTAATCACGATTAATAATGCTAATCCAGGAACAGGTTCAACAATTTATGCTTTAGTCGGTACAGGAAATTATTCGGGAAATCAAGTCTCTATTAGTGCATTTAATTATAATAACTTAACTGGTATAGCAACAATAACTACTTCATCTGCTCATGGTTTAGTTACTTCAGAAATTCCAGACGTGATAATATCTGGAATTGTTACCAATATTCATGGACTTGACACAATTGAGCAATTCAAAGTTTTGGATATCATTGATAGTTCAAACATTGAAGTTGGTATAGGAACTAGTGCATCAACATATTCATATACTAGTGGTGGAACTTTATCTCCAGGATCTAACGTAGGATTTATAACTGGATTTAGATTTGATAATGGAGGATCTAATTATAGTACTACAAATGGATATCCAGTTGTAGAAATACCATCTCCCAATTCATATTCAAATTTACCTCTTATTGGAGGTAGTGGGTCTGGTGCAAAGGGAGATTTAATCATAGCCGGTGCTGCAGGATCTGTATTTGAATTTGAGTTAACTGATATTGGAGTAGGATATAATATTACTGATACTTTATCAATATCCGGAATACCAACAAGTCCTTATGTAACTCCAGGAAGTCATGTTGGATTTGGATTAACAGTTTTGAATGTATCTAGAGACAAGTTTTCTGGATATAATTTTGGTGAACTAATATTATTTGATGATATATCAAATTTAACAAATGGTTTTAGAAGACAATTTCCTTTATCTAGAACTCTAGATGGATCTAGTGCTCTTGTTAGTTTGGATTCTCCTCCTGGGGCAGAATTTAATCTTGAAAATAATTTAATCATTATTGTAAATGATATACTACAGGTTCCAGGAGAATCTTATACTTTCGATGGTGGAACACAATTACAATTTATCGATCCTCCCAAAACTGGATCTAAAGTAGCAATTTTATACTTTAAAGGTTCCGATAAGGATATTATTGAGAGTGATATTATAGAAACTGTTAAAATAGGAGACAATTTAGTTGTTACTGAAGATAGAACTAAAAATCTAAATAATCAGTTCCCTAGAAGAGTATATAATATACCAGGATCAAAGACTACAGATACAAACGTTTATAGTAATATTGGGTTAGGAACAGATGAGCAAGTTAAAAGAGTTGTTAATTGGCGAAAGCAGAGAACTGATATTTTTATTAATGGTGAAAAAATTTATAAAACTAGACCCGAGTTAAAATCAAAATTAAGTCCCTCTACGAGAGTCATTAAGAGTTTTTCAGCATCAGATACTGAAATTTTTGTGGATTATATTAATTTATTTGAAATTGATGGTATAAAAGAAGTTAATCAGGATCTTATTATCAGAGACAATAGATTTTCTGATACAGAGCAAGCAAAATTATCACCTACTGTTGATAACTCTCTCATATCTGAGGTAAGTTTGTCAAATGAAGGTTCTGGATATTATACTCCACCAAATGTTAGTATTGTGAGTAAAACACCTCAAAGAAAAGTTCCTGGTTCATCTTGGTCATCATCAGGTCCAGGTGGAGGAGATGCAATATCATTTACATATGAAGAAAATGTTACAATAACCAATGATACTAACATTGATCAGTTTCACACAATAATTATTTCTTCTGGAAATACTCTTATCATTGATGAAGGATTTGATTTTATTATTAGTGGGGTTGATATTTTAAACGATCCTAGATTTGAGGATTATAAAGATGTTGCTTATATACCCGAAGATAAGAATTATGTAACTGTAGGAAAAAATGGAATTATTGGTTACAATGCGATATCAAAATTAAATAACGTGTTACGACCCACTCCTACCGGATTATTTACCGAAGATCTAAATTCTATTGATTATTATAATGATGATGATTTAGATTCTCCAATTTTTGTAGTTGCTGGAGATGGTATATTAGGATATTCTACAGATAAATCTGGCCCATGGAATAGAATTGATAAAGTATTTCCTGTTATTGTAGGATCTATAAGTCAAAATACTATTCTTGATCCTACTACAAAAATATCTATTTCTGATATAACTTATAATGATGTTAAGTATTTTGATAATATTGGCAAAGCTATTGCTGTTGGTAGTTCAATGGCAATAACGGGAACTACAGGAACGTTTGGCTTAGATTGGAATAATGTTAATATAAATTCAGATCTGAATGGACCTGAAGGACAAATTTTAAATAGTATTCATTACTATGATAAACAAGATTCAGGTAAAGGAGGAATAGTCAAATCTGCAGGATATGTAGTAGTAGGAAATTCCAATTATATCTTTAAAAGCAGTAATGGAATTAAATGGAATACTGACGGTACAGGTGGATTATCTTTTAAAGTTCCTGATACATCATTACCACCTGAAGCAATAGGAAAGAATTTTAATGATTTAGCATCTAATGGAGATAATTTAGTTGTTGTTGGTGATGATGGCATTATTATAAAAGCTACCGAACTTAAATCGGCAGCAAATAATTGGACTTATATCGAGACAAATACCAATGAAGATTTTGTTTCTGTTGTTGATATTGGAGGTGCTTATGTCGCAATTACGACTTCCGGAAAATCTTATATATCCAAAATTGGAAGTTCTTGGGTGGAGAATGTGGGAGATTTTGATCAACCTTATAGAACTGTCGAAAAAATTGAATTGGATACTGTAGATGAGAGATTAATTTCTGTAGGATCTACCAGTGGACAAAAACCATTTATCGCAATAAGTACTGATACTCAATTGAATGCATCTTTTTCTTTAGAAATAAATTCTACCACTGGAATAGTTACTGGTGCAACTATTGTTAATGCAGGATTTGGATATACACCTGGAAATCCTCCAATTATAATGGTTGCACCTCCAATAGTAAGAGAAGAACAAATTGCAAATGCAAAAGTTGAGGGTGATTTTGGAAATATTGTTAGTATATCAACATCTATTGGGATAAACACAGATCATGCCCTCAAATTTGAATTTGAAATTGATCCAATATTAAATTCAGCCATCTATAGTAATTTTTCAATACCTAAAACTGGAATAAAAACTGACTATTATTTCTCTATAAGTGAAAGTATTTTTGCACCGATTTCAACTACATTTAGTAGTTTTACTACAGGATTAACTACAATTTCAAAATCTGATACATTCAATCAAATATATCAAGCGACTCAAGTAATACAACCTGATGGTGCAGTAGGAATTGTCACAGTCATTAGTGATATAGGAGTAAATAATTCATCTACTATTTCTCAAATTGTTAATGAGTTAACAGATAATGATGCAAGACCTTCAGGAATATCTACAATATTTGACTATTCTGCAAAATATAGTTGGGGCAGAATTTATGATTTTATTAGACCAACACCCAAATCTTTTATAACTTTTGAAGACATGACAACAACATCAAATATAGGATTATCTTCAAATCCTTCTATTCATAGAATATCAAATATTAATGAAAAGTATTGAAATAAATAATAAAAAAATAGTGTACTTACTCAATATATAAGATGCCTTCCCACATTACTGATCAATTTAGAATTATTAATTCAAATAATTTTATTGGATCTATAAAAAGAGATACCGAAAATTATTACACTTGGTTAGGTTTACCAGATCCCACAAATTCAATAGTTGGAGGTAGTTCGGGATGGAATAGTAGTCCTCCAAATCCAATTGACAATTTCAAAAATCAAAATGATTATCATGATACAATGCTCTTCTTCAAGAAAATTACAGAAGAGCATGTTTCTAGAGTAATTAGAAGAATAAATTGGGAATCTGGTCAGAAATATGATATGTACAGACATGACATATCTATTAATAAACTATCTAATGTTACTAATGCTACTTCCCTATATACATCAAATTATGTTGTAATGAATTCTGATTACAGAGTTTATATTTGTCTTCAAAATGGAACTGATGAAAATAATCCTAATGGAAGACCATCATTGGATCAACCAGTTTTTACAGATTTACAACCAAAATCCGCAGGTTCTACCGGAGATGGATATATTTGGAAATATCTTTACACTATAAAACCATCAGATATAATAAAATTTGTTACAAAACAATTTATACCAGTTCCTAATAATTGGGGGTCTGGAGATACTCAAGAAGTAAAAGATGCATCGGTTTCTGGCAAAATTGAAACTGTTTTAATTTCATCAAGTGGTAATTCAAACTATACTCCTGGAGTGTATACAAATGTACCTATAAAAGGTGATGGTGAAAATGCTGTCGTTTCTATTGTTGTTTCTTCTTCTGGAAAAATTTCTTCCGTTAATGTTACTGACGGTGGTTCGGGATATACATCTGGAATTATTGAATTTGATTCGGATAATATTTCAAGTTTGAATTCCGGCACTGGAGCAGTTTTTGATGTGATCATTCCACCAAAAGGTGGTCATGGAAACGACATATACAGAGAACTTGGGTCTAACAAAGTTATGATCAATACAGTTTTTGATAACAATTCCTCGGATAATAGTTTAGATTATATTATTGGAAATAATTTTGCTAGAATTGGAATTATATACAATCCCACAGTCACTTCTACAGTTAGTAATACTGGTACTGCATTAGGTGCCATAAAATTAAGGCCATCTACTGCAAATAGTGGAGATTCTATCTCGGATACTACATATAGTGCTAATGATAGGATAACACAAACCGTCTCTGCAGGAACAACTGCAACGGCTTATGTTGCATCATGGGATGCTAATAATGGGATATTACGATATTATCAACCTGTTGGTATAGCAACATTTACTGATAATAAATTACACAGGTTTTCATTTGATCAAAACTCAGAATCCAATAATACTATTTCAGGTGCTAGTGTTGGTAACTCTCTCGTAATAGATCAATTTAGTGGTAATTCTAATGTTAATACAGAAACTGGTGTGACCATACCCTTTGGAATAGAATTTGTAAATGGATTAGCAAGTTCTGAAATATCCCCTAAATATAGCGGTGATGTAATTTATGTTGATAACAGAGCATCTGTACCGAGATCACAAAACCAAAAAGAAGATATTAAAATTGTATTAGAGTTTTAAAAAATGCCACAGTCAATTAATTTAAATTCAAATCCTTATTTTGATGATTTTGAAGAATCAAAAAATTATAAAAAGGTTTTGTTTAAACCTGGGGTTTCTCTTCAGGCAAGAGAATTAACTACTCTACAGAGTGCTCTACAAAATCAAATTGAAATATTTTCAAATAGTATTTTTTCTGAAGGACAAGTTTTAGAAGGTGGAAACATTGAATATATTTCAAATTTTAGTTATATACTATTAGAAGATAATTTTAATGGTATTCCTGTAATCAATTACATTGATAGTTTAGTTGGGTTAACTTTAATTGGATCTCAAAGTGGAATTAAAGCTAAAGTTGTATCTGTAGTTTCAAGTTCAACTTCTGATATATCCAAAAATACTCTTTATGTTAAATATCTTAGATCTAATCCAAGAAATTCAAATGAGAAAGTATTCAGAAGTTCTGAGGAATTATTAACATCAGAATCCATAGTAATTGGAGCAACAACATTTTTTCAAAATACTTCTATTGTAAGATGTTTTTCTAATAATCAAGCAGGTTTTGGATCTGCAGTTAGAATATCTTCAGGAAAAACTTACTTAAAAGGATTTTTTGTTTCTTTTAATGAAAAATTATTAATATTAGATCAATACTCAAATACTCCAACTTATAAAGTTGGATTTGAAATAACTGAAAAAATTGTCACCTCATTATCAGATCCTGCGATTAATGATAATGCAAGAGGATTTTCTAATTTTGCATCTCCAGGAGCTGATAGATTAGAAATTAGTTGCGATTTATCTAAAAAGATTTTAGATGATTTAGATACTGATGTATTTGTAGAAATTTTAAGAATAGAAACTGGTCAGATAAAAGCAAACAACATTCAGAATCAAAATAATTTTATAACAGATGAACTTGCCAGAAGAACTTACGATGAATCTGGAGATTATATTGTCGATGAATTTTCTTTACAAATTGATAATACTTTAAATGATCTAAAATCTAATGATGGTATTTACTTAGATACAGAAAGAACTTATAAAAATCAAGTTCCATCGGATGATTTAATATCAATTTCCGCATCTCCAGGAAAGGCATATGTAAGAGGATATGAGATTGAAAAGATAAGTAATACAATATTTGAAGTTGAAAAAGCAAGGGAAACGCAAACAATAACCAATAAAAATATTCCAATCAATTTTGGAAAAAAAATAATTGTCAATAATGTAACTGGTGATCCAGCAATAGGAATTAGTACTCAATTTCTAGAATTGAGAGATGCTAGAAGATCGAATGATGATCCTGATACTGAAAATGGAAATATAATTGGATATTGCAGAGTTTATGACTCTAAATTAGAGGGAGAATATTTAGATAATTCCAGCATACAAACTTTATACATCTATAATTTACAACTTACAACAGAAATTGTAGTTTCCGATGATATTACTTCATATGGGGTGGGTTCTCTAATTGAAGGGAAATATAGTGGTGCAAAAGGATACGTAATGGCTAAAGATGAATCCACAACATCATTATCTGGAATATCCACTTTTTCTATATTTAATATTAGTGGGGAATTTTTAGACAACGAGCCATATTATATTAACGGAATCTTAGATAGTAGAAATATTCAATCTTCAAGAAAATATAGATTCTCCGATATTAAATCAGTTAGAAATGCTGGCGTAGCAAAAACTTTTTCATCTGATTTAGTACTAAATGTTATTAACCCCCTAACAGCACCAACAAATTCATTTGATATCACTGGAGTTTCAAATGGAATATCCACAATTACTGCAACAACAGTAAGATTTACGAATTGTAAAGTTAATGATATTATTAGTTTTTCTATTACAGAAAATTCAAACAGTACCCTTCCAAACTATTTGAAAATAAATTCAAAAAATGACAATGATACTCAAATAACAGTATCTGAGATTACTGCTACTGTTGGAGTGAACAGTTCAATTCTGCCAACATCCAATAGAACTTTAAGTGATGTTTCTTTACTTCAACCAGAATTGGAAGTTTCGGAAAATCCTGGATTTTTTGCAAAATTGGATGATAATTTAATATCTAATGTTAATGTAAATGATTCTACAATAAGAATAAGAAAAGAATTTACTAATATTACAGTTTCCTCTGGAAATGCTTCTGTTTCCAGTGGATCAGCAAATTTATCTTTCTTACCATATACTGTAGGTAGATATATTTTACTATATTCTGATGGATCTACGGAAACATTAAATTCCCAAAAATTACTAGTTAGTGGTGATTCTAGAACTATTACACTTAGATCATTATCAAAAACTTCTGCTACTGATGCTAAGTTAATAGCAACTATGATTAAATCGACATTAAATTTAACTGCAAAAAATATAAGAAGTGATTTTTCAATAATATCTAATTCCAATCAAAATATTTCTGGAACTGGTAATAATACCTTAAATGATGGATTAACTCCAGACAATAGAAAATATGGAACTAGAGTTCAAGATAAAGATATCTGTTTAAATTATCCAGATGTAATAAGAATCAATGGAATTTTTGAGTCTGAAACTATAGATGATCCAAAATGTCCTACATTAACATTAACAGAAAATACTAATAATTTAACTGAATCTATACCTGGGGAAGAATTTTATGGTGAAGTTAGTGGGGCTTTAGGAAAAGTCATCCCAACATTCAATAATCAGTCAAATACTAATACAAAAATAAATTTCGTTTACATAAATAACAAGAAATTTAAAGTTGGTGAAAATGTAATTTTTAGATCTTCCGGAATACGAGGAAAAGTGAGTTCATTTACTTTTGGGAGTAAAAATATTACATCATACTATGCTTTTGATAATGGACAAAATGATGATTATTATGATTATTCTAAAATAATTAGATCATCTGATGATTATATTCCCAGTAGAAGAATTTTAATTTTATTTGAAAGATATAATATTGAATCTATAAATGATTTTGTTACTGTAGATGGATTTGAGAATGTAAATTATACAGATATTCCATTTAACGGAGAAACTAGAAATAGTCAAATTATTGATTTTAGACCTAGAGTGGAATTTTATAATAAGAATACTTCAACTTATGGTCCATTTTATTTTCACGGAGATAGAATAGTTAATAAAACATCATCATCAATTATAATTGATGATGAAAGCATGAACTTAGATTATTCATTTTTTACTCCAAGAATTGATAAAATTTCATTGTCCGAAAATGGATTCTTCGAATATTTAAAGGGTGTTCCTAGTGCCAATCCACAAATTCCATCAGTTGATGAATATTCATTAGATTTATTCACAATATATCATCCAGCATATACTTTTGATATAAATGATATTCGTATTGATGCGACACCTCATAAGAGATATACGATGAGAGATGTAAGAACTATTGAAAGTAGAGTAGAAAATTTAGAAAGATATACTACACTATCTTTAATGGAATTGGATGTGAATTCGCAAGTTATTTTCGATAAAGTTACCGGAGATGATAGATTTAAAACTGGATTTTTAGTTGATACTTTTATTGATGAGAGTTCTCAAGACACTAAAAATTTAAATAATTTTGTTTCTATTGATAGTAAAATTGGAGAATTAAGACCACAGTCTCATACTAGATTTTTAGACTTAGTTTGGGGGTCAAAATCTTTCATTGGAATTGGGACTAATCCAGATCCTAATATTGATCTAAGTGTTGCATCTGATTTGGAATCCACAAATCTAACAAAAACTGGTTCGTTAGTGACATTAAAATATGAAAGTGTTGATTTCTTAGAACAACCTTATGCAAATGAATCTCTAACTGTTAATTCTACAAATATTGCTAATTATATTGGTAACATACAGTTATATCCAAGTTCCGATTCTTGGTTTAATGATTCTTACTATCAAAATTTATCTAATTCGGTAAAAGATCCTTATATTGATACAAAAAATTCTAATAAAGATATAGAAAATACAAATTTTTATCAGAACAGATTTAATTCTTGGAAAGATTTTTGGATCGGAACAAAATCTGATAATACTGAAAATGTTAATATTAATAATATTCAAGGTATTTCTATTAATTCTACTATAGATACTAGTAATAAAAAATCTAATGCCAATAAAATATTCAATAAAAATATAATTCCATATTTAAGGAGAAGAAATTTCTCATTTAATTGTAATTCACTGAAACCTGAAGAGAATTTTTATGCATTTTTAGATAAAAAATCTTTGTCTAATTTAATTATTCCAAAACTTATTGAAATTGAAATGATTTCTGGATCTTTTTCAAGTGGTGAAGATGTTATTGGAATATCTAATATTGAATCTGAGAGAGAATCGAATATCTTAATAAGATTTAGATTGGCAAAAACCAATCATTTAATGGGATCATATAATAACCCAACTGAGATATATTCAAAAAATCCATATACAGGTTCGGATATTCAATCCGAGTATTCTCAAACATCAACAGTTTTAAATGTTGATTTGAACAGTTTATCGGATATTTCTGTTTCCAAATATTATGGTTATATACTAAATGGAATGAGTTTAATTGGTCAAACAAGTGGAGCTAAAGCAACAATTTCTAATATTAGACTTAAGTCTAATCTAAATGGTTCATTGCAGGGAGCATTTTATATTCCAGAATTTTCACTAAGTAATCTAAATTTTTTAACTGGAAATAAAAATCTAAAAATAACTAATGATTCATTTAATAGAGAATTTACAGGTGAAGATTTAAGTTTTGTAGAAACAAATCTCAATGTTACTGGAAAAATTCCTTTGTATGAAAATGGAATTATCTCTACTAAATCTACATCTCTAGAAAGAATTTTTGGTAATAGTGATACTGCATCTAATGACGTTGTTTCGGAATTGTATAGTGTTAATAATTTTTCCAATAATACTTTAATTAACACGGGATATTCAAATCCTATATTTCAATTTTTCGAAGTTTCTACACCATCAGGAATTTTTATATCATCAATAGATTTATATTTTTCCAGAAAATCTGATGATAATTTACCAATTACTTTAGACATAAGAACTGTAAGAGAGGGAAAACCAACATCCACACCCATACCATTATCCAAGAAAACACTAAGTTCTAATGATATTAATGTTTCCACAGATTCATCATCTGCAACAACATTTACTTTCGACTCTCCAATTTTCTTAGAATCTAATAGAATTTATGCCATTTCTTTACATTCAGATTCTGATGGATATCAAATATATTCCTGTAATTATAACACCGATTCCGGGGTAGATCTTTTACAAGGGTCTAATGTAAATAAAGTATCTTCTGTAGGAAAATTAATTCCAGCAACAAACATAGGAAGATCAACTAATAATTTGGTTAGTTTAAAATTCAAAATACGTAAATGTAAATTTACAAAGCAGTCTGGTTCTCTAACTTTTTATAATCCCAATTTAGATATTGGTAACAACCAACGACCAGTACTGAGAAATAATCCAGTAATTTCTTTGCAAAATAAAAAAATTATTGAATTATCAAGTAATATAACGACAGTTGGAGTTGCAACTTTAGGATTACAAGTGACTCAAAGTGGATCTGGTAATGAAACTGGATTTTTAGTAGATACTTTAGGAGTAGTTGGACTTGGATCCACTTCAATTAATATTACTAAAGTCGGTACAGGACTTACTCCAACTACAGGAATACATACTTATTCTGGGGTGACATTTAACTCTTTATTTGGAAAGGGTAGTGGTTTAGTTGCAGATATTGCGGTCAATTCTGGATCTATATCATCAATAACAGTTACAAATGGAGGTTCGCAATATTCTACAAGAGAAATATTGATTCCTAGTACTACTATAGGAAATACAGGTATTGATTTTGAGTTCTCGGTTGGAATTAGAACTTCAATTAGTGAATTAGTTGTTGATAATGTGCAAGGAGAATTTGATAGTTCTAACAAATTACTTATCCGTAACGTATCAAGTGGATCAACTTCTAATTTTGCAACCGATTTAATACCTTCTACAATTATAAATTATGAAGATTATCTAGATGGTTTACATTTTATTGTAAATCATAATAATCATGCAATGAATTCGGATTCTAATAAAGTTAAATTATTCGGACTAGAATCTAATTTACCACCTACTATTTTGTCTTCCGATATTTCTGGTACTGCAGATAGTTTAACTTTCGATTCTTCTTCGGGTATAGGATTCACTAATTTTGAAGGAGTTGGTGTAGCTGATACAAATCCTGGATACATTAAAATTGGAACTGAAATTATCCAATATGAATCTGTAAATGGCAATACTTTATCTGGTCTTACTAGAGGAATTGATCAATCAATTGCACAATCACATTCGAATGGTGATTATATTTACAAACATGAAATGAGTGGAGTTTCTTTAAGAAGATTTAACAAAGAATTTATTTTATCAGATTCAACCACGAATGAAGATAATAGTAATAAGTATTACTATTTGAAACTTGATATGAGTTCAAATGGAGTAGATAGATCTAATGAAGTAGATTTTCCTAAATTGTTCATAAATGAGAATAGCAGTGTTGGAGGTCCTAACGTAAGGGCAACTCAAAACATTGCATTTGATTCTTTCACTTCAAATATCCAATCTTTTATTCCTAATTTTTGTACAATACAGTCATCAATAAGAACTATATCTGGAACATCGATTGATGGAGTAGAAGTTTCATTCAAGGATAAGGGATTTGAGCCATGTCCATTTAATGAAACATATGAGTTTAATAGCACAAGATTAATTGCATCAAGAATAAATGAATTAGAATACTTGGATTCACTTCCAGGAAACAAATCTTTAACATATCAACTTGATTTGAATTCTAATGATGAAAATTTATCTCCTGTAATTGACTTGGAAAGATGTGGATTAATATTAAGTTCAAATCTTATCAATAATCCCATAGGAGATTATACTACAAATTCCATAGTAAACACTCCAAATTATGATACAAATGAATGCGTTTATATATCCAAAACTATTGATTTGAAAATTCCATCAAATGGAATAAAAGTTATATTCGATGCTTTCAAACCAGAAAATTCTGATTTTAGAGTTCTTTATAGAACAAATTCAGAATTAACTAATGATCCATCATTTAACCTTTTTCCAGGATATAACAATTTAGATCAATTCGGAAGAATTAAAAACTCAAAGAATAATGATGGAAACCCAGATACATTTGTTAATTTTAGTGAAGTTGGTGAGTTTAAAACTAATGAATTTACAGTCACAACAGATGAAGACTTTACATCGTTTGCAATAAAAATTATTATGACTTCGACAAATTCAACAAATATACCTAAGATCAAAAATCTAAGAGTAATTACATCAAAATGATAAAAGTAAATGGACATTCGGGTCTAAGAAGAGACCCAAATTCAAACTCAATTATAAATGTTGATATTGAATCTTATCACAAACATCGATATAATATAGAAAAAAACAATAATCAAGAGCAAAGAATATCTAAACTAGAAAAAAAGTTAGATACTGTTATAGATCTTTTAAGTGATCTTCTAAATAAAAATAACTAGAGAATAGTAGTCAAAAATGGCAAAACCATCTACAAGACAGGGATTAATTGATTATTGTTTGCGTAGATTAGGTGCGCCAGTGCTTGAAATTAATGTTGATGATGATCAAATTGATGATCTAGTCGATGATGCTTTACAGTACTTTCAAGAACGTCATTTTGATGGTGTTCAAAGGGTATACTTAAAGCATCAAGTTAGTGCATCTGAAATTGATCAAGCAAGAAATACTGGAATTACAACAACTGCTACTTCCACTGTTGGAGTTAGCACTACTTATGATTGGACAGAAGCAGCAAATTTTATTCAAGTTCCAGATAGTGTGATTGGAGTTGAAAAGGTATTTAAATTTGGAAAATCCACAGTTTCTAGTGGAATGTTTAATATTCAATATCAATTATTTTTAAATGACATTTATTGGTTTGCATCTACAGAATTACTTTCATATTCAATGACTAAAAGTAGACTTGAAGATATTGATCATTTATTAACACCATCAAATCAAATAAGATTTAACAAAAGGCAAAATAGATTATATTTAGATATTGATTGGTCTAGCTATAATAAAGATGATTACATAATTTTAGATTGCTTTAGAATTTTAGATCCAAATGATTTTACTGCAGTATATAATGATAGTTTCTTAAAGGAATATCTAACTGCATTAATAAAAAGACAGTGGGGACAAAATTTAATTAAATTCCAAGGAGTAAAACTTCCTGGAGGAATAGAATTAAATGGAAGACAATTATTTGATGATTCTATTAGAGAACTTGAAGATATTAAGCAAAAAATGTCTAGTTATTATGAATTACCACCTCTTGATTTTATCGGATAAAATTTATGGCACTTAATCCATTTTTTCAACAAGGGACAACAGCAGAACAAAATTTAGTTCAGAGTTTAATTAATGAGCAATTAAAAATCTATGGTGTAGAAGTTTATTATATACCAAGAATATTCATAAATACAAATTCTGTAATAAGAGAAGTAATTCAATCAGAGTTTACTAATGCATATCCATTAGAAGCTTATATTCAAAATTTTGAAGGATTTCAGGGTAGTGGAGATCTAATGTCAAAATTTGGAGTCAGAGTAACTGATGAATTGAATTTAATAATTTCTCAAGAAAGGTATGAAAGTTATATTAAACCAATATTAGATGGTGGGGTTCCATCCGATAGTGGTGGAGCTTTAATGCCTAATGCTATTGGAACTCCATCAGTTGATTATGAATTAGTATCAAGACCTAAAGAGGGTGATTTAATCTGGTTTCCTTTATCAGATACAATTTTTGAAGTTAAATATGTTGAACATGAACAACCTTTCTATCAACTTAAAAAGAATTATGTTTATGAATTGAGATGTGAAATCTTCGAATATGATAATGAGGTAATAGATACTGGAGTTTCGGACATTGATGATAATGTCGCTGACGATGGTTATATTCTAACCATGAACCTTGCAAGCATTGGATCTACCGCAACAGCTACCACTGGTATTAGTACCGGTTCAGTAACTCAATTATTCTTAACTAATCCCGGTTTTGGTTACACTACAGCACCAGCAGTAACGATTACAGAACCCTCTGCGGGAGGAACCAGAGCAACAGCAGTTGCTATAATGACTAGCACAACATTTGGTACAAAATATGTTGATGAATTAAGGATAATTAATCCAGGATCAGGATATTCAGAACCTCCTATTATAAGATTTATTTCACCGCAGGGTGTAGGAGCTGCTGCCACTGCAGGAATATCTACATTAGGTTCTATTACATCTGTTACAGTTACTTCAGGAGGATCAGAATATTTAACTACTCCAACAGTAACTTTCAGTGCTCCAGAATCAGGAGTAACTGCTACTGGAATTGCAAAAGTTTCTTCCAATTCTGTTATACAAGTTCAAGTTACTAATTCTGGATATGGATATACTCAATCACCAACAGTAACTATAAGTGATCCTTCAGGAATTTCTTCAGGAACATATGAATTCAATGAAATAGTTACTGGATCAGAATCTTTATCCAGTGCTAGAGTAAAGGAATGGGATGCTCCAAATAGAGTACTTAAAGTTGGAATGATAACTGGTGATTTTAAAATAGGAGAAAATATTGTAGGAGCTGCTGCTACTTTTAATTTAAAATCCACAGGTTCTTCAGTTTCTGGACAAGCATCAGAATTTGATACATCATCTCCTTATGATGCCAATGTTAGCATCGAGCAGGAAGGTATAAATATTATTGATTTCACAGAAAAAACCCCGTTTGGAATTTTTTAAATAAATGAGTAATATTCAAGTAACTAATATTAAAAATTTGTTTGGTACTAAAACTGTAGCTATTACTAGTACCAGTGGTGATCTAGTTGTAAGACATAATTTATCAGTAGATAAAGGAGTAAATGCTGTAGGGGTAGTTACTGCACAAAAATTTGTTGGTGATGGTTCAGGATTAGCAAATCTATCAGCAGTAATTGCAGGTGGTATTGAACTTAGAGATGATGATACATTAGTTGGAACTTCTGGCACAATTTCTTTTAATGGTGGAGGAGTTAGTGCAATCACTATCAATAGTGGAATTGCAAGTATCACAATACCAGGTATTCCGGGTATTAATACTACAGGTGATTCGGTATTTACTAATGTTGATATTTCAGGAAATGCTGGAATTGGAAGTTTAAATGTTTCTGGTGTATCAACTTTTGTTGGATTATCAACTTTTAATGATGGTATTATTGTTTTATCTGGAATATCAACCTTTACTGATAAAATAGATGCTAATGGTGATTTGGATGTTGATGGTCATACTGAACTTGATAACTTAAGAGTATCTGGTGTTTCTACATTAAGAATAACAACCCTTACCGATGTAACAGCACAACAATTAAATGTATCTGGTGTTTCTACATTAGGAATAACAACCCTTACCGATGTAACAGCACAGCAACTAAATGTATCTGGTATTTCTACATTAGGAATAACAACCCTTACCGATGTAACAGCACAACAACTAAATGTTTCTGGAGTTTCTACATTAGGAGTTACCACTGCTACTGATGTAACATTACAACAACTAAATGTTTCTGGAGTTTCTACTTTAGGAATAACAACACTTACCGATGTAACGGCACAACAACTAAATGTATCTGGAGTTTCTACTTTAGGAATAACAACACTTACCGATGTAACAGCACAACAACTAAATGTTTCTGGAATCTTAACATCGTTATCGGGAATTAAAGGTATTGGTATTCAATCTGGTGGAGTAAGTATTGCAACAGGTGTTATCACGGCTCTTAATTTTATTGGTGTCGGAAATACTATTGTTGTACGTGGAACTAGTGTTGATATTTCCATTAGAGGTGCAGGTGGTATTAAAACTGATGCAGACCGTAATCATTATGGCAATGATAGTAATGCCTCAAGTTTTAATGGAGCTGTTGATAACGTTCTATTAGGAAATGAAGCAGGAAGTAACATTACAACAGGTGACAGCAATGTAATTATTGGTTCTAATGCGGGTGATAATCTTACAACAGGAACTCAAAATACATTCATTGGACATGAGTCAGGTGGACATGATGGTACTGGATCTGATGAAACTTCTAATAATACTGCGATTGGTTATAGAGCACTTTATAATGATCATGGGAGTGGCAATACTGCAGTTGGTTCTGGTGCAGGAGAACTTACTGGTGGTTCATCTGTAAATAATGTTTTTGTAGGATTAGATGCTGGAAACCGCGTTAATGGTAATGCCAATGTTGCTATTGGTAAAGGAGCAATAGGTGGGAGCAGTGCAACCGGAGGTAGTTCAAATGTTTGTATAGGTCCGGCGGCTGGAAATGCACTAACTGGAACGGCAAGTAATCAGAATGGACGAAACAACCTTATGGGTTCTGAAACCGGAAAAAATATTACAACAGGTGATGATAATACATTTATCGGACATGCTGCAGGTGTTGATGTCACTACAGGTGATTCTAATACATTTATAGGTTCTCGTTCCGGAGGTAATTTTACTGGAGCTTCTGATACTAATAATGTTGCAGTTGGTCGTAGTTCAGGTGCTGGTGTTAGTGGAAGTAATAATACAATCATAGGTTGTTTAGAATATCCAGATAGTACAGTAATGAATGGTCAAGTGGCTATTGGTGCTGGAGTAACAGAGTTTGTACGTATCAATGAAACAGGTCTTGGTATTGGAACTGATAATCCAGGAACAAAATTAGAAGTTGCTGGTATCGTTAGTGCTACATCATTTAATTTTAATAGTAACAATGTTAAGATAGGATATAAAGCAGGTGAAAGCTTAACAACTGGTGTAGATAATGTTTATATTGGATATCGTGCGGGTGATAGTAATACTAATGACAGTCAAAATATTGCTATTGGTAGTTATGCATTAGATGGAGTAGCTGGAGATGCCAATATTGCGATTGGTTATAACGCAGCTAGATCTGCTCATTTTAATGCGGACAGAAATATCCTCATAGGTTATAGTGCAGGATATTATGTGAGTGGTGATACTAATATTGCTCTTGGTCATGAGGCACTGGGAAGCAGTTTCGAAACCGGAGGCGGTGGCAACATTGCTATAGGATATAGGGCTGCATATAATTTGAAAGGAACTACGAGTCTTTTAGATGCAAATGGCAATATCATCATGGGATCTAATGCAGGATATTCTATTGAAACTGGAGGGAATAATATATTTTTAGGTGGTAAATCAGGATATGATATTAATGGTGGTGATAATAATACATTTTTAGGCAATCAGTCTGGAGTAGGTATTACTAATACTAGTTCTCGCAACGTTGCAATTGGTTATTCTGCAGGGGTGGGCATTAGAACCGCACATGATTGTACTATCATAGGTG